TAAAATGTTACACTACCTAGTTTAGAACCATTCTAAAAACTATCATTATACTATCATTTTGTTGCATTTTTGCCACACAGTACCCATTGAGTTTAAACGCTTATCTACGGGGTAGGTATGACCACCTAGCGTGGGGGGGATATACGTATACCCATGCTGCATAAAATTATAAAATAGCGGTGTTACCTAGTTTGGCATACAATATATAGATATATTTAAGGAAGAACTCGTTACTTAGTTTGACAATCGCCTGCACTCTTAATATAATACGTATATGGTTAAAAGAAATGTACAATATATGCGTGATTATAGGAAACGACAGTTACGTGAAGACCCTGTAGCTTACAAACTAAAGTCTATGGTTCGTAGGGCAAGGGCTAGGGCGTTAAAGAAGGGAGTACCATGTACTCTTGTATGGGAAGAATTGATACCTTTGGTTAAAGAGAGGTGTCCTTACTTCACTGAGATTAAATTAGATTGGAATAATAAGAAGAAAGGCATTACTAAAGAGTCTCCTACCTTAGATAGGATTGTACCAGAGAAAGGGTATGTAGATGGTAATGTAGAAATTATAAGTTCTAAAGCTAATAACATTAAATCTATAGGTACATCTGTAGATTTATATAGAGTAGCAGATAGACTCTATGAACATGAAAGAAGTAAGGTAGATATTCAACTAGGTGAATCACTTAGTGACATGAGGTATCGCCTGCATGGGTAATAAGTATATACTAAGTAGGGACTATGTACTAATTAGATATATAACTAGTATATATATGTAGCCCCCCCAGGGGGAATAACGTAGTTATAACACATAATATTCAATCTGTCAAGTTATAAGGAGAAAAAAGATGAAAAAATGGTCAGGATGCGATGAGGCTATTGTAGGACTAGGTCACAGATGTGGTTGTGAGTCCGTTGTAGTATATGATTACGATAAGTTAGTAGATGTATTTATACAACAAGGTATGAAAGAAGAAGAGTCTATTGAGTGGATAGANTTCAATATACTAGGTGCATGGATAGGCGAAGACACTCCTATAGTACTAATGGAGAACCACGATGAACACTAAGTATAGAACATGGGAGAAAATCGTTGCAAGGGCAATAGAGTATCCTATAGGCGAAAGTGATAATGATACACCTAGAACTGCTGTACTAAGGCAGAGACATGCTAAGATAGGATTCTATATGCGTATAGCAGAAAGATCTGTAACGTGGATAACCTGTTTCTTTATTGTTGCAGGGGTGATAAGGCACTGGTAATGGATATAAAAACATTAGACGAATTGATGGAAATAGCTTGGGACTTACCTGATAATGAAAGAGATGAAGTAGTACGTACTCTTAAACGTAGTGCAAGAGATAAAAAACTTGACAAATCAGTAAATTCGGATATGTATGTAAACCTATTAGAGAAATTTTATTACTCCCTAATTCATGGAAACGAGGAGACATCCACAGCAATTAGTTTGCCACACAGTTCCGTATTCTACATTAGGGCGGTAATAGAAGAAGATAAAGAGTTTATAGATAAGATTGGATACACACCTAGTCTCGCAGAAGTAGAGAAAGCTATGTATTTAGAAGGTATGCTACCGTGGGGGGAATACAGTGTACCTAATTGGTTTGCCAGGAAACATGCGTTTCGTAAAGATAAGAAATAGAATGTCCCTCTAAAGCATCTTGTATCCTTTTTTCCGAGGAGATCGTGGTACAGATTGAATCTTTACAGCATGTAAGGCACGGGGGTATGAGTATATCTTGTACCCCCCATTATAATAGGAAAGTACTATGAGTAAAAAAACATCAACCGAAACTATGTTAAAAGGTCTTGACGAAGGAAAGTTTCAATTTAAAAAAAAGAAACCACCTTCTACAGTAAAAAAAATAATTAAAGGCGTAGTTAAAAAGTTACCTTATGTAGGAGCTGTAGTAACAGCAGGATTAGCAGCTAATCAATTATATGAAACTGTTAAGTTTGAAAAAAACAGAAGAAAAAAGAAAGAAGTAATAGATTCTCCGACAGGAGCAAAAAGTGTATTTGAAAACAGTGACACTAAACCCTAGATGAAAGAAATGTTGTCAGATTTTATAAAAGTTATAGTATGTATACTAGGAGCAACTAGTTTATATACAGGTCTTGTCAGCTTAGTAGAAGATAACGTAGGATTATTTTTTTTATCACTACCATTTAACATTATGTTTATATGGTGGTATAGTAGTAAGATGAGGAGATACAATGCCGAGAAAAGCATCTAAACCTATACCAAAGACTACGAAAGGCAAAGGGGCTAATTATAGACCTACTAAGTCTGGAGCAGGTATGACTAAGAAAGGGGTAAAGGCTTATCGTAAAGCTAATCCTGGATCTAAGTTAAAGACAGCAGTTACTGGCAAAGTAAAGAAAGGTAGTAAAGCTGCGAAGAGAAGGAAGTCGTATTGTGCTAGATCAGCAGGACAGTTAAAAAACAGTTCAGCTAAAACTAGAAATGATCCTAACTCTCGTATTAGACAAGCAAGAAGAAGGTGGAAGTGTTAAATGGCTGCTAAGAAAAAGAAAACAACTAAGAAGAAAGGTGCTACACCTAGTAACCCTGGGTTATACTCAAGGGTAAAAGCAGCAGCTAAAAAGAAATTTAAAGTGTACCCATCAGCGTATGCTAACGGATGGTTAGTTAGGGAATATAAGAAACGTGGTGGTGGATACAAGTAATGGCTAAACCAACAGGAGGACTAACAGCCTGGTTTGGTAAAGGACCTAAAGGAGATTGGGTTGACATAGGTGCACCCAAGAAGAAAGGTAAGCTCCAACCTTGCGGTAGAAAATCTGCAAGTAAAAGTAAAAGATCTTATCCTAAGTGTGTACCAAGGTCTAAAGCTAAGAGTATGACTAAGGCACAAAAGAAAAGTGCTGTGACTAGAAAAAGATCTAAGTCTCAAGGAGTAGGCGGTAAACCTACTAATGTAAAGACTATAGTAAAGAAAAAGAAAACTACTAGAAGGAAGAAAAAGTAATGAAGAAAGTACCATCAAAAAATAAAGGTCTTGGTAAATTACCATCATCTGTAAGAAACAAAATGGGCTACATGAAAAAAGGTGGCACAATAGCGTCAAAGAAAGCTAAGGGCATGAAGAAAGGTGGTGTCCTTAAAAAAGCTAAGGGCATGAATAAGGGCGGTGTTCTTAAAAAAGCTAAAGGTATGAAAAAAGGAGGAGTACTTAAAGCTAAGGGCATGAAAAAAGGTGGCGTTGTAAAAAAGGCTAAAGGAATGAAAAGGGGTGGGGCAAGGACTAAGAAATAGTTCATGCGAAACCTTATATCAAACATACCCTACTTTAAAGTATGGGTAAGAAGAGAGTTTACAGCTAATCACCAAGACTACCACGGTGAGTTCTTACACGGATTAGCAATAGCTGTAAATTGTATACCAGATAGATCACTATCTTTTCAGATTGTATTTACTGGTTGTGAAAACGAATTAGATGAGCCTAATGTGCACGGTGGTGCTATGTGGGCTCGGATGCCAATACAAGCTTTGGTTGCTGATATACCCCTAGAAGAATGGGGTGAGAGAATGGAAAACCATTTATGTCAGCCTTGGGACTGTATGTCTAGGGAACATGAAGTAGTAGTTCTAGATAGAACATCTTCTTCACCTTGGTATGCTAAGATAGACGGAGAGTTTTACTTAGCTAAATATATCTTCACAGTAGATTATACTAATGATGATATAGCTGATAGCCCAGACCAACATAAACAAAGTCATGTATTATATTTGACTGAAGGTAAATGGAAAGGAAATATAGTAGCATTACCTAATAATAGAGTAAGAGTTACTAATCCTGCATTATGGGTTACAGGAGAAGGAGCTCCTGATTTTGCTCCTAGTCAATGGACTCACAGTAGTGAAGAGCATGAAAGTTATACAGATCCACATATAACTTTTAATAATTTATACGAGGACTAGTATGCCTAGAAACTATAAAAAGGAATATAAAAATTATCAAGGCACTACTACGCAGAAGAAAAGAAGAGCGTCACGTAATACTGCACGTAATAGAGCATTAGCTAAAGGTACAGTTAAGAAAGGTGACAATAAAGACATCGACCATAAAGATGGTAATCCTAAGAATAATAAAAAAAGTAATCTTAGAGCGATTTCAAAAAGTAAGAATAGGTCGTTTCCTCGCACTAAAACTGCAGGAAAAAGAATCAAAAGGAGAAAAAAATGAAAACTTTAATAATTGTATGTGTATTAAGTTTAGGTTTAGTAGGTTGTGCAGGGTCACAAATATCTGTAACTGCATCTGCACCGAAAGGTCAAGAGCTAGATATATCTATTAAAACTTCAGACAACAACGAGTAGTACTGTGGCTGATAAAAAAGTAAAGTCTCCTACTGGTAAAAAATGTGTCTTTGGGCTTATGGTCTTGACAAAAAAGAAAAAGTCTAGTAAGAAAAAGAAATAGAAAGTACGAGGGTATTAAGGAGTATAATATGGCTGAAGCAAAAGCAAAAGAAGAAATAACTAAAGTTAAATTTGAAAAAAAAGCAAAGGTTTCTAAAGTTGTTCCAAAGAAAGAAGTAGCTATGACTAAAGAGTATAATAAGTACGGTTTGTATTTAGGTATAGGTCTTTTAGCATTGATTATTATTTCTAGCATGGTAGCTAGTTAAAGATGCAAGGAGGGTTGTTAGTAACATCACCTGTAGCATTGGCTAACACCAATAGAACTACAATATATACTACGCCCTCCAACCATCGGTCTATTGTAAAACAAATTATGGTAGGTAATGTAGATGCAAGTAATGCAGCAACTGTTAAGATAGAATTGTATGATGCTTCTTCTACGACTCATTTTGCTCTTACAGGAGCAACTAGTGTAGCTGCTGATGGCTATCTCTGGTTAAACGATATTATCATAGGATTAGAAGCAGGTGATCTTATATCTGCTACAGCAGGTTCAGCTAATGATTTAACTGTTACAACTGTAGTAGAACAAATAGTAATAGGAGGGTAGTTTGACTCCCAAACAAAAAATTTTTATAAATGCTTTATTTGCAGAAGCTCAAGGAAATTATAGAGCAGCTATGGATATTGCAGAGTATTCTAAAAACACATCTATTAATGATGTACTAAAAGGATGTGAAGAAGATATTATATCATCCTCTAAAAATTTTCTTGCAGCTAATGCACCCAAAGCAGCAATGGCTATAGTAGGTGTTATTGATGATCCTGTAGAAATGGGGACACGAGATAAACTAGCAGCAGCAAAAGATGTACTAGATAGAATAGGCGTTAGTAAAACAGATAAGATTGAAGTCAAGTCTCCTCAAGGTATTTTTATATTACCTAGAAAAAATGATGATGAAGATGTAGATGACGGAACAAACGAATAAATACAAAAGAAGAACTTCTTCCACTATACCGTTTGGTTGGGTACTAGTAGAAGGCTCAAAAGATTTACTAGAAATAGTTCCAGAAGAAATAGAACTACTAGATAAAGCTAAAGAATATTTAAAAGGATCAAGCTATAGAGAAGTAGCTAAATGGTTATCAAGCAGAAGCGGAAAATACATATCTCATGTATCGTTATATAGAATAACTAAAAAGGATTTAAGTGAAAAAAGAAGAAGAGCAGCTAAACTTAGATGGGAACGTGCCAAAGCCAAGGCAAGGACAGAAACGCAAGAAGATCTCATCGCAGAAGCAGAAACTTACCGTAGCAAAAAAAGCCAAGAAAGCAGCTAAAATTAAATTAGCTTATGCAGAAAAAAAAATAGAAGCGGTAGAAGAAGAGCTTAGAGAAGAAAGACCTATAATATTTAGACCTAATGAAGGTCCGCAAACAGAGTTTTTAGCAGCAAGTGAAAGAGAAGTTTTATATGGTGGTGCAGCAGGCGGTGGTAAGTCCTACGCATTACTAGCAGATGTATTAAGGTATTGTGGTAATGGTAATCACTCTGCTTTAATTATTCGTAGAACAAATGATGAATTAAGAGAGTTGGTACAGAAAAGTCAGACTATGTACCCTCAAGCATTTAAAGGAGCTCATTGGAGCGAAAGAAAGTCTTTATGGACATTCCCTTCAGGTGCTAGGATATGGATGACATATCTAGAACAAGACAAAGACGTATTAAGATACCAAGGACAAGCGTTTACTTGGATAGGTGTAGATGAATTAACTCAGTATCCTACTCCTTACGCTTGGGACTATTTAAGGTCAAGGCTTAGAACAACTGATCCTTCACTGCCTATACATATGAGAGCTACAAGCAATCCTGGTGGACCAGGTCATATATGGGTTAAGAAGATGTTTATTAATCCTTCTCCTTATAATAAAGCGTTTGCTGCAACAGATATAGAATCAGGTAATGTTCTTAGGTATCCAGATGCACACGATAAAGCAGGAGAGTCCCTGTTTAAAAGAAGGTTTATACCTGCTAAACTAACAGATAATCCTTATCTATCTGAATCAGGTGAATACGAAGCTAACCTTTTATCTTTACCAGAAGTTCAGCGTAAGCAACTTCTAGAAGGGTCATGGGACATAGCAGAAGGAGCAGCCTTCGGAGAGTTTAACAGAGATATACATGTTGTTAAACCTTATGATATTCCTTCTTCGTGGAGAAGATTTAGAGCTTGTGATTATGGGTACAGCTCTTGGTCAGTAGTATTATGGATGGCTGCTAGACCAGATGGACATATTATAGTATATAGAGAATTGTATGTACGTAAAAAAACTGCAGATGAGTTAGCTGATATTATACTAAGAATTGAACGAGAGACAGACGATAGCATAGCATATGGCATACTAGACTCTTCTTGTTGGCATCAAAGAGGTCAAACAGGACCTAGTATAGCAGAAGCAATGATTCTTAAAGGATGTAGATGGCGACCTTCAGATAGAACAAAAGGAAGTCGTATAGCAGGTAAGAATGAGATACATAGATTATTAAGAGTAGACGAAGAAATGGATGAAGCAGGTATAGAGTTTTTTGAGAATTGTACGCAACTAATTGCAGAGATACCTCAACTACCTTTAGATAAAAATAATCCAGAAGATATTAATACTAAGATAGATTATGATCATGGCTATGACGCATTGCGTTATGGTGTAATGTCTAGACCAGTGCCAAGGTCTTTATTTGGTTTTGATGCAACTCAACAAATAAAAAAATGGCAACCATTTGATGAGTCATTTGGTTATTAAAGGGATATAATATGGCAGATGAAGAATTAGAAATAGAAGAGTTATTGTTAGATGATCAAGAAAGTGCTTTAGCAAAACATGTAAGCAGTTCGTTTACTAAGTCAGAAGACGCTAGGCGTGACCAAGAAACTAGATGGATAACTTCTTATAGAAACTATAGAGGAATTTATGGTAATGATAATCAATTTACTGACACAGAAAAAAGTCAAGTATTCATTAAAGTAACAAAAACAAAAGTAATAGCAGCTTTTGGTCAGATAACAGATGTACTATTTGCAGGACAGAGATTTCCTTTAGGTATTAATTCTACACGTATACCAGAAGGAGTTGCTGAGTCTGTACACTTTGATCCTAACGAACCTGATAACTTAACATCACCTTATGGTTTTCCTGGAGACGGTAATGATTTAGAACCTGGAGATACACAAAAAAGTTTAGAAGATCGCTTAGGCAATTTAGAATATTTACAAAATGATTTAAATTTAAAAGAAGGAGAAGGTTTAACTCCTACAGCTATAACGTTTCATCCTGCAGATGACGCAGCTAAAAAAATGGAAAAAAGAATACTAGACCAATTAGAAGAATCTTCAGCATCTAAACATTTACGTTCTGCTGCATTTGAAATGTCTTTATTTGGTACAGGTGTCTTAAAAGGACCTTTTGCAGTAGATAAAGAATATCCTAATTGGGAAGAAGACGAAGAAGGTAAAGTATCTTATAATCCTAAAATAACTACTGTACCTAAATTAGAATTTGTTTCTATCTGGAATTTTTACCCTGACCCAGATGCTAAAAATATGGAACAAGCTGAGTATGTAATACAAAGACATAAATTATCTCACTCAGATTTAAGAGGGTTAAAGAAACGACCTTTCTTTGATAGCGATGCTATTAATGAATGTATAGAAATGGGCACTAATTATGTCCGTAAATGGTGGGAGACACAAGTTGAAGATGAAGATACAAAAAGTTATAGCGTGGATAGATTTGAAGTTTATGAGTATTGGGGAAACATTGACAAAGACACTGCAGAAGATGCAGGTCTTGATATTCCTGACGAATACTCTGACTTGGACACAGTCCAAATTAATGCTTGGGTGGGAAATGGTAAAATCCTTAGATTGGCGATTAACCCTTTCGTTCCTAATAGGATTCCTTATTTTGCTGCTCCTTTTGAGCTGAACCCATATAGTTTTTATGGGGTAGGTCTAGCAGAAAATATGGTAGACACCCAACAACTAATGAATGGTTTTATGCGTATGGCGGTAGATAATGCTGTACTAGCAGGAAATCTTATATTTGAGATTGACGAAACTAATCTCGTACCAGGACAGGACTTAGAGCTCTATCCTGGTAAAATTTTTAGAAGGCAGGGTGGAGCACCTGGTCAGTCTTTATTTGCTACTAGTTATCCTAATGTGTCAAATCAAAACATGCAGATGTTTGATAAGGCTAGGGTACTTGCAGACGAAGCTACAGGAATACCTTCTTTCTCTCACGGTCAAACAGGAGTTACTGGAGTAGGTAGAACAGCATCGGGCATATCTATGCTAATGGGTGCTGCTCAGCTATCTATTAAAACAGTTATTAAAAATATAGATGACTATCTGTTACAACCATTAGGAGAAGCCTTTTACGCTTTTAATCAACAATTTGATTATGATAAAGAAATAAAAGGTGACATAGAAGTAAAAGCTAGAGGCACAGAAAGTCTTATGCGTAATGAAGTAAGAAGTCAAAGACTTATACAACTTATGCAAATAGGCAGTTCTCCTACCTTAGCACCTTTTATAAAGTTTCCTGTAATATTAAGAGAGATTGCTCATGCATTTGATCTTGATGCAGAAAAATTTGTTAATGATGAAAGAGAAGCTGTAAGACAAGCAGAAGTTATGAAAGCTGCGGGAATGATGCCTGCAGGACCTGCTGAACAAGCTCCTCAACCTACAGCACCAGAAGGAGGCGGTATACCTGCTTCTACTAATCCTGCTCAAACAGGTAATGGTAATATAGGACCAGGTGGAGCACCTGAGCCTGGTATGGAAGGATTTTCTGCACCTCCTCTAGGAAGCAATGAAGGAATACAATGATAAAAGAAACAGCTAAAAAATTACTACCGTGTTTAAACGATCCTAAGCATCTTGAAGCCCTCTCTCAATATGTTAAAGACAGGATAGATTCTCAAACAAAGAATCTTTATAGGGAGGTAGATCACTGTAAGATACATATGCTACAAGGATCAATTCAAGAGCTTCAACGATTTTTAACAATACGAGAAGAAGCTATTCAGTCAGCAAAGGAGAAATAATATGGCAGAAAATAAAAATATAATAACACCTGTAGGAGATGAAAGTAAAGGAGGACCTAGAGTCAATCCTTTAGTCAATAAAGCAAAAATAAATACTAAAGTTAATCCAAAAGTAAATCCTGATGCTAAAAGTTTAGCCTCATATAATGCTTTTTTAGAATTGGACAAATTAGCTAAAGAAAAAAATAAAAATAGTATGGCAGGGAGAACTATAATGGCAAACAAAGGAAAGTACATGGTAAACGCAAATGAATTAAGATCAGGTGGAGCATATATTAGAAAAGCTGCAGAAGGAAACATAGCAATGTCACCTATGGGCGGTATGCCACCCCCACCCCCATCACAAGAATCTGTATCACCTGATATGGCAAAAGAAGCAGAAAGTTTAGGAATAACTGTCGCACCTCCTGGTGCAACTGCAGAAGAAGTAGCAGACGATCAACTCGTTTTATTATCTGAAGGAGAACTTGTAGTACCTGCTAATGTAGTTAGGTATCACGGTCTAGCTCAGTATGAAAAAATGAGAAAGAATGCTCTTGATGGATTAAATGTAATGGATCAAGAAGGTCAATTAGTGAGCCCACAAGAAGAAGCTCCTGAAGGGTTATTAGGTCCTACTATGCCTGAAGGTGCTCCTGTTTAATGGTAAATAAAGCTTTTCAAAATTCTTTAACAGGTAGAGACAGTGAGAAATTTACTGCATCCTTACGTGAAGGAGGAACAATACACTCTTTACAAGACGGTGCTACAATAGAGGAAACAGTAGTTACAGGAACTAGAGATTCTTCTGCAAACTACTCTCCTTATTTTTCATTAGGGGGTAGTAGTAG